ACAGAGTCCCCTGTGGGGGACAGAGTCCCCTGTGGGGGTTTACCCCTGTGCCGGAGTTCGATGTAAAGTGCGCGAACGAATTCCTCAACATAGTTCACACACGATTCTGTATTGAAGTCTTCCGCGATGCAGCGGCTCATTCTGCCAATCGTTTCAAACGTGTGTTCCAGCATTTCAACCGGGGTTGTATGGAACGCCTGAGCACCGGGAATGGGATTGCTTACAATGCCAGCACTCATGGGATTGGAACACCTTGCGTGTATTTCAACAAGTTCTTGCAATGCTTCATAAATGTCGAGCGCCGAGCATTGCCAGAATTCTTGAAGTGTGCATTGTCCTTGTCCTTTTCTCTCCGCGAATCGCCCCCACAGAATCTTCAACCCAAAAGCAGTATTGAGTCTTGAAATGGACGCAGATGATGGGTCGCCATTCTCGAACGCCACACACCACAGCCCTTGCCCCATCTTGTAGTCCTGATTGGGAAACCACGGGTCGTATGCGATTCCGTTGCCGTCGTGCATATACCCTGTTCCATATATCATGACACTGGAAGTGGTAGCGGTGTCTATGGAAATGGTGTCATCATCATCATCGGAATCGGAGTTGTAGCCGGCACCAAAGTCGACTGCGCGGCGGCTTCGACCAATATTGATGACAGGCGAAAGTTGTTCCACGATTTTCCACTTGTCATATTCCTCCACACCAATGAGTCCTGTGTCCAGACAATACCTGAGGGGGTCGTTAATATCAAAATGAGGTTCTTCGTGCGAACGTTGTAGTTTCTCTTCAGCTTTGGTTTTGATGGCTGGAGGTGTAGTGCATTCCGCAACTGCAGCAGCAACAGGAGCAGGTGGGACGACCCAGTCGCATTCATAGTCGCAATATTCGCAGCTTCCTTCAGAGTCGCTTCCATTGCCATTTCCCATGACAAAACGACTGGTGTCGAGAACATCATCCTGTTCGCAGCAATAATCAAGGTCCACTTTTTCTTGAACATCTTGTTTTTCGGGCCTGTTTTCATAGTATCCGTTAAGGCTCATTGTTATCCTCGTTGTTTATATTGACGTGGTGCGTTTTTCTTTCTTTCCTGGCAATGGCTATATATGATTTATGGAGATTAAAATATTTCAATTTTACAGGAGCGAAGTCCCCTGTGGGACGAAGTCCCCCGTAAAATTGAAATGAAAAAAGCTCCTTAACTGGAATACAGCGAAAAGAAAACAACAAGCGAACGAAAGCAATCAATCATCAAATGTCCGGAAAAGCCAGCACTCCCAGCAACATTACCGAAGAACAAATCCACCAGATGCTTGTCGACGATAAAAAGAGAAACGATTTCGGTTTGTTTGAATTTCTTAACCCTTGCATACAGGTACCCTTTGAAAGAGCACAAGAAGAATACAAGAAGAAATACAAACTCAAGGAAGCCTATGACAAGCAAGAATTCCTGCGCAAGATGCGCACCGACATCAAACGCGAATACCTGACGCGCAAGAAACAACTGAAGCGGCTTCAAACCGATGCCGCTGTCGTATTTCGCGAAGCAGAAACAAAACTCCAAGAACACTACTCCGAGGAATTTGCCAGGATTAAAGGCAGACGCGCAATCGACATCGACACGCCCCTTGTTTCATGCGTCGAGTTTCGCGAAGGTGAGACCATCGACTTGAAATCATTCAACGTCCAGCAAGAATTCGGAGGTTTGCTCGCCATGCAGAAAGACATCTATCATCGTGAAAGGGAAGGTGTCATTCAATTCATGCGCAAAAGGGAAGAAGAGCTTCTCGCCCAGCAGCATCAACATCAACAGCAGCAGCAGCAACCCCATGAAGTCTCTTGGAGCGAATGGGTAGACGACAGCAATGACGACGACCGCAAAAAAAAATGGGAAGAAGAGGAGTTGGAACGACAACAACAACAACAACAACAACAACAACAACAACAACAACAACAACAAAGCTCTTGTGTGTACCCCGATAACCACGACCATTACCGCGAATGTGACGATTTAGGTTGTCAAGTATGCAGATGGGTGCGAGAGCAACGAGAGGAGTGTGACCAACAACAACGTGAATGCGGCGACGGCGACAACGACGCCAGCAGCTACGACAGCGACTACTGCGCCGAATTTGGCCACTACCCACGCGAATACAACTACGAACGCGAGATTCGCGAAGCAGAAGAAGCACGACTACAGCAACAAAACAAGCGCCCAATCCACGTGCCCGGATGCGTGAATCCAAGATGCGTCTCTTGCTGCTGGGATGACGACAGGGGCTACGACAACGCCTGGAGCGACAACGACGACAACGCCGAAAACGAGCCCGAAGAAGAGATCCTCGACTCCAACAACAAGTGGAACCTGCCAATGACTGAAGAAGAGAAAACGATTCTGGAAAATGGCGAAGAAGCAGAAAGACATCTGGAAGAATGCCCGGAGGATTTGTGTGTTTCTGGAGCTCATATCACAATCGGTCGCGCAGAGCGCTTGCTCATGTTGTTGAAAGAGCGTGCCGCCATTGAAGAGCAAAAGGCTATGGAAATCCCTGACTGCCCACCCAGTCACGATGAACCTGCGCCGGCGTCCGCGTCAACCGGAGGAGGAAGCGCTGCCAACAAAGCCAACAAAGCCAACAAAGCCAACAAAGCCAACAAAGCCAACAAAAAGTTGTCGCCACACAATGCCGCTGCTGCAAAAGCCCGCATCGCCAAGCAACAGCAGAAAAAACAGCAGCAGCAGCAAAAAAAATACGTCCCAATCCAAGTCACCGACAACACCAACCGCACCAATGAAGTGACGGCAATCCTCACCACGAACAAACTTGAAATCAATCTGCAGAGGAAGAATCTGCAGAATACCTCGCGCGAAGCCATTAAGCGCCACAATCAGAAATGGAACAAAGTCAATGCACTGGCAAAACAAGGCAACGCACGCGGAACCAATATTGAGACTCTTCACGACAACACCCTGGCACAACAATAACAGCTACAGCTACGAAGAATATGACTGCTGAACACGAGGAGACATAGTCTAGTCCCCGTAGTAGGGTTTACTTCCCGTGTATCATAAACCTACACAACTGAGGATGCCAGAATCCAACAACAACTTTTTTTTCTTCATTTGGCAACTCCGATTTTTTGAACACAATCGTTGTTATTTTTTCATCCGATAATCCTGTAGCGTATTTGACAATAGTATCCAATAAATCCAAATTCATCGTATGACTAAAGTTAAGAATACACAGATCGACGTGCATTGAACTCAAGTAGTATAAGTTCCCATCAAGTTCAATGGTTGAAAATGTAAGTTCGGAAGATGAATCGGAAGGTTGAGGTGTTTGCAATGTTTGTGACGAATATGCCCCCCAAGGCATAAAGGATTTGAGAGAAGCGAAAAGTGACGACATTTTAACTGACTGCTGTGACTTTTTGAAGTATGTTGCAATTTGTTACTATATGTTACTACTTGTTATAATATATAAAATATATTGTTCAATTTTATTTATATTATTTATAAATAATATCAATAAATAATATCAATAAATATTATACATAGTATTTTGTATCTCATAAAATGTTTGATGCAAGAACTGCTATTGTCGGGTTATACCTATGGTTATTATTTGGTTTTTTATCAAATATGGTAAGCTGTGATATAAAACGATTCATGAATAATGTATACTTTCGTCATTTTATAGGAGTTGTTGCGTTCTTTCTTCTATTCACTATTACGGACAAAGATAACGATTTAAACATAGGTAGTGTTTGGTTGAAAACATTTTTCATATATTTTATATTTCTAATGATGACAAAATCAAAATGGTTCTTTTCTATTCCTGTATTAATATTACTCATTATTGACCAGTCTTATAAGTTTGAGATTGATTTTATTGAAAAAAATAAAAAAGAAACTATACAACATGACAATAAAATACAAAAATATGAAAATATTCGCAAATATCTTTACTATGCTATTATCACATTAATTGTTGTAGGTTTTATACATTATGCTTTGAGACAATATAAACAATTTGGATCCAAGTTCTCATTTACTAAACTATTATTATATCATACTTGTAAGAAATAAGACTATGCTATGTGTAGTTATATGTCATCATTATCATTCATGACAACTAGATTAACATTGCTAAAAAAAGTTAGCGACGCACACACACACACACACACCTTAATACCCGTATAGTTCCTCGTGAGGGGGGTGTGCAACAACAACCTTTTGAAGCGTGCCCGCAGTATTTACCGCAATGACATTCCAGCCATAGCTCACGGACACGTTTGTTGTATCTGTATGCGGGGTAAGTTTCACAGAACCTTCAAGTTCCGCAGCAACCTTGAGCGGGTCTTCCGTAATCCCCTTGATGCCGACAATGTTGTCGATAAGTTGCTGTGCTTCTTCGAGATTGTCACATATCCAACTCTTCGCAATTTCTTCCTTGGAGTCAGTGACCACTCCAACTACCGATCGAAGCTGAACGACGCAAGATGTATTTTCGTCATGATGATTCTGCATATTTGTTGTCTCGATACGTTTGATTGTTCACTACATTCCATTTATAGTATTACATTCCTTTCAATTTTATGGGAAGATCATAACCAACTACCCACCAATAATATATAAATCAGTGTAAATCAGTATAATAATACTATAATAATTACTTATATAAGTATTTATTATATAGTATAACCATGAGTTTTAGAAGACATTCCGATTATAATTCATATTTAACAAACTTAAAATATAACAATTTAGGAAAATATTTATCCGAAAAACACCATAGTTTTATAGAAACGCGTTTAAATTTACTTCAAAGTTCATTTGACAACGACTACATAAGAAGAACCGAAAATGTGTATTTATCAAAAGCACCAAACTTTAAAGATATTGGGCTTGATAGTATTACTACGATAATCACACAACCACTAGACTTAACGACAAACTATTTTTCAATTTTTAATTTACATGCTAACAATCCGATACAAAATGGGTTATCTAAAAATATAATAAACACATGTGAAATATCGCAGAATAAATTAATTTATGTATACGCTGTTAACACTAATAACACCGGCGGTTTTAATAATTTAGGAAATATATTCAATTGCTATGTTTTTCCATGTGTAGGAGATAATCTAGAAATATGCTGGAATGCAGATAAAGAACACTGGTGCGTTCAAAAATACGGAGGTTACTTTATAAATTATAGTATATAAAAATAAAATATAGTATATAAAAATAAAATATAGTATATAAAAATAAAATATAGTATATAAAAATAAAATATAGTATATAAAAATAAAATATAGTATATAAAAATAAAATATCATATAAATATATAATTAGCAATGTCAACGCCAAGCTTTTCAAATGAGGTTATTCCTAGTTTGCCCACCATCGCCGGTAATGGTATTTTTCAGGTAACCGAGCTTGTTCCAAACTCCGCTGGTGCATTCGAGCCAACTGATGCCAACCCGTCAACTTCTTATAGCTATCCTCTTATGGACCCAGCAAAACTTATAGGAACACCATCTACCCCGTATATGAATGTTGCTCTTCCTGCATACATCACAACCCTTTACAAAAACGTTTACAACATAAATACCAAGTTAACTAATGATATATCAGAAGCAGCAGCTAATGATAGGAAATACCCCACTTCATATGCAGTTCAACAATATGTTCAGTCACAGATAGCCGGAACCCAGATTATCAATGGTGATAACAACGTAAAACTTGTAAACACGACTATGACCAACACTCTTATCCAAACCGCAGTTAGTGCCGCTCAGGGTTTTACATATGTAAATGGTGATCAATCAAGTTATATTTCTGTATTTTGGATGGACGAAACTTTAAATGCGCCAAGAAACGGGGCAACTAAGACTGTTATGTTTTCAGCAAGCGGATACTTAACTAATTTGGATGGCTCAACATCTGGCAATATTGCGTTTCTTTATGCTGGTGATGATTCTCACTTTGTTCATTTAGGCCAACAATATAAACACTATCAGTTCGTAATTCGCGGAGATTTCTTAGACTTTGTTCAGTCTTATAATTCCAGCACTTCAAGTTGGGATTGGTTAGTTAAGGATAGTTTGGGCGTTTTTTCGAACACAATAAGTGTATCCAATGCATCAGGAGAATCGATTCCCATTTCTAGGGTTATCGGTGCACCTAACTCCGATGTTCCCGAAGGACTGACCCTTACTTCATAAATCCAAGTAATTAGTATAAAGTAGTATAAAATAGTATAATAATAATAATATATCGAATATTATTATACCATATGAATGACATTGATTTAAATATAGATAATTATTCGTTCGTGGATATATTAAATTTATTTAAAATCAATAAAAATTTTACAGACAAAGAATTAAAAAAATGCAAAGAAGTAGTCGAAAAAATACACCCATCAAATTCGTCGTTGAATATTTTATACTATCAGTTATTTAACGACGCATATGATATTCTGCAAAGAAAATACGACTCCGACTCTATCATCATAAATGAAAATAAAAATGTAAGACCCTATATTTTTTATAACAAAGAAAACAAAGAGATAGCCCCGAATAATACATGTTATACGCCTCCATCATTTAGCACAAGAATGGTAACATTTCATACCGAAGATAGAGATATATTAAAATATCCCTACGAGAATCTGTTTGAATTGAGCCTACCATCCGTGATAAAAAATACCATGTCGATTGAATTATTTGATATTACGCTGCCTACCTTTTATTATAATATATCGGAATATCTTCAAAATACGAAAATGTGGTTTAGTATACCATTTTATTTTACAGATCCTATAGAATTAACTATACCATCAGGCTACTATACATATGGCGACCTCATTACAGAATTGGCAAAACAATTAAATGATGTTACGACATCGGAATTATTTAGTTTGGGTGTGTATGTATTGCCATCTACGCAATATACGTTTTTCAGTGTTACATTTAACAGCATAGAAAGAAAATTCACATTTCACAATACGCAAGACAAATTCATTCTATGGTTTGATATAAAATCGACGTATGATAATTGTCATTTTGACTGCTGGAAAATGTTGAACAATTGGGGTCTCGGGTATAATTTGGGCTTTTATAAAAAAGTATATGAAGCCGTATTGGATCCTAGTAACCCAAGCTCTAATATATATGTTTCCACATCAATAAAGATAGCGGAAATAGATATATACAATACGATATATATGGAAATAGACACGTTTAACTGGATAGACGAAATAAACCCGTATTCTATTTCTACTACCGATTTTTATAACAACGATTTTAATGGTAACGTAAACAACGCATTTGCAAAATTAGTGTTATCAACCGAGTCAAAGAGTTATATTCCTGTAAAAAAATTTAAACGAATACTGCCGCACGTCATCGAAAAAATTGGAAGGTTGAAATTTAAATTCCGCTACCATAACGGAATTCTGGTAGACTTCGAACACCAACCATTTAATTTTTCTCTCAAATTTGAATGTCGTTTTACATGTTCTACGTAGCCGTAAAATTGAAGTGGTTTAATCTGCGTAAAGCATGGGCAGCGACCAATCAAACAATCAAGTCAAGTCAATTCAAATCAAATAAATGTCAAATCCTGCAAACAATTTTGCAGGCATCCATGTAAGCAAAGGTTTCGTCCGCGGACTACAAGGACAGGTGCTGAAACTCGAACAACTGCATCAGTATCTCATTCAACAGCTAGAGCACGCAAACAAACTCGCAAGTGAGTATCACGCTACCGCGGTAACGTATCAACACAAATACGACGCCGCGCTTCATGAAACTTTCGAAATGAGACACGCATTTGAAAGAGAAACCCTGCTTCGTATCAGTCGTGAGCGTGAACTTGAGCATTTCAAAAATCTTCTACAAGAGCAGCTTGCAATTCGTTCAAATTCGTCGTCCCCCTCTCCAGACCACCCACACCATCACTCCCATGAACCAATGTCGCCCGTTTCAGTCGCATCTCCATCTCCATCTCCAAGACCTCTTCTTACAGCCAGGTTACAAACACAAGGATCGATGGTGTTGTGTGACACCGAGACCAAACGCAAATTTCAAACGTTGTACGAATCATCTGACTCAGAATCAGACTACTATCCTGACCCCATTTGCCACTCAGATACAGATTCGAACTAACAACCCAAGACAACCCCCTCCCAAGTAAACATATTCAGGTAAGAACACGTATATGTTTACTAACACACTAATTTTTTTACTTATCATTATCATTATCATCTCACACTACTTACTAGCTCTTCAACCTTGTCAATATATTGGCGCATCGCACTCATTCGATCCATACCTTTATTCCTATTCCACACCTCCCATTTTGCCCGTGCCTCTACTTGAATCGCCCATGGTTGTGCAATCACGCAATCCCCCGCAGTGGCTTGTTTGTAAAGACCATACAAAATAAGCAAGTCACCATTTGATGGCGTAGTCGCCAGTGTCTTAATTCGCACAGCCGCATCGCGAAAACTTTGCTCTAAATTAGAACGCATTTCTTCCGCACCATGTAGTTTCGCAATATTTTTTTCGTCGTTCATTTTATTTCCTTCTAATCCTACATCGCAAAATATATTTATATTTGTTTCGCCACATATTTAATTTCTCTCGTTTCTCTCGTTTCTCTCGTTTCTCTCGTTTCTCACATGGGACGAATCATAGCACCACTACCGAATCCTTTCATTGGTGATGGAGTAGACCCGGGTTGTTGCGGCACACAACCAACACAACCTAAAGAAGTGTTTATGCTTTCATTCATAGTTTTAGTTCCAGTAAAAACACCAAAAGGTTTAATTTGTGTAGTAGGCATTGTTTTTGTTGTCTATAATATCTATGATATTATATCTATGATATTATATTTTTATATAACTACGCTAACAAAATACTCTTTTTTCTGACGACCCTTCATTAAAATATTTTTTATAATTTTTAATAACTTCTTCAACACTTTTATTGCCGGCTTTTCTATATAATTCTCTATAAGCATCAAAACTAGGCCCGCTATCTAAAATTGCTATAATGCTATTATCATTCTCAGCCCTTTCTTGTTCTTCTTTAATATTTTTCCGAATTATTTTATGCCTTTTATCATTATAAATAAAAACACTATGTTTTGTATTGGCTAAATCTAACCAAAATTTATATAACTTTTTATTTTTATTTCTAATAATGTCACTATCGTCTACGTCGCCTACGTCGCCTACGTCGCCTACGCGTTGTATATGTTTCGTTCTATTTTTTAATGTAACCTTTGACACTTTTAACCAACGCTTCGTGCCATTTTTAGTTTTAACTATTTTCCACATATTACCATCATTACCTTTCTTTTTTGTTCCTACACTAGACTTAGTCGCGCTAGAAGATGGCCCTTTTCGCATTTTTAAAGTGTTAGTCATTATATAATTATATGATTATTAAATTAAATAATCATATAATGAAAACGTTCCTCTAGAAAGTGTAACAGCGCAACAACGCATTACCACGTCACCACTTCACTTATTGCCATTACGATTTCCACCAAAGTTGGTCTTGTTGCCATTGAATGCATTGATGTTCAGAGTAAACTTGGAAGAAGGCATTTCGCCACTAGAGAAAGCGAGTTCGGTTGACTCGGATGCAGTCGCAGTCTTAACCGGATGTTTGGGTAGTTTAATCAAAGAAGTCATTTTATAATATTACTAAATATATTATTTATATCGGTTTACACCTTTATTATTATCATTATTATGAACGAGAACACCAACTACAACAAATAGATGACATAATTCCGCGATTACACTCCGACATGC